TTGCGGCGAAAGAGTACAAATCTATTGAGGATAACTTTTCAAGATTGATTGAAGGATGGGAAACCAAGGGTAAGTCCTAATGGAAAAAGAAAAAAACAAGCGTAAATTAACAGTTTTAACAGGAGTTACATCATGGAATCAACATGGGAATTTGACACAACAGTAGGTGCGGGTAGCGAGATCGTTACTGTCGTTTATGAGTATTCATCAGATGAGGATGGAACTTACAACGAGTCCATCAAAGAGGTCTGGTTTGAAGGTAAAAATGTTATAGGGCTATTCTCTGATGAGCAATTCAAAGAGATGGAGATGGAGGCTGCAATGCGGTTCCAGAGTCACAAGCTGAACTACAAGATGGAGGATGTATGAGCAGGGCTTGGAAACTTATTCTCATTGGACTTACGGCATTTTGGGCAGGAGTGATTAGTTTATTAAGGTTTTGGTATGACTAGAGAAGACATTATTCGCATGGCACGAGAGGCGGGGTTACTTGGTAAACCTACATACATCAATGGTCTTGAAGCCTTTGCCGCCCTTGTCGCTTCTGCCGAGCGTGAGGCGTGTGCAAAGGAAGCAGAAACAACTTTTTATTCAGTTCAAGCCGCTGAAAACATCCGAGCAAGGGGATAAGCATGACTGAAGAACGAAATAAAACCCTTGAAGAAGTAGCTTTGGAGTTTGAAAAGATGAAATCATTAGGAGACACAGCACAGAGTTTTGCTACTTATGTGCGAAATATGAAGGTTTGCCCACCTTGTCATGGAAACTGCAATCAAGGACGTACTTGTCCAGCTAGAAAATGAAAAAAGAACTTTTAATCGGTTGCGGATCTAATCACTCAAAAAGACTATCAGCAGATGGAACTAAGGTCTGGAGCAATCTAACCACTCTGGACTACAACGCTGACCACAATCCCACTGTTGTGTGGGACTTAATGAGTCTACCTTTGCCTTTTGAAGACAAGCAATTTGATGAGATCCATGCTTACGAGGTGCTAGAACACCTTGGACAACAGGGTGACTACAAACTATTCTTTGCCCAATTCTCAGAGTTTTGGAGACTTCTTAAACCAAATGGTCATTTTCTTGCGACTTGTCCATCCAGAAACTCAGTCTGGGCATATGGTGATCCAAGCCATACAAGAATCATGCAGCTTGAACAATTGGTGTTTCTATCCCAGAGAGAGTACAAGTTACAAGTAGGCAAAACACCTATGTCCGACTTCAGAAACATCTACAAAGCAGACTTTGAGACTGTCTTCCAACAGGATGATGGGGAAACAATCAGGTTTGTATTACAAGCAATACATTGATTTTGTAGCTATAATTCAAGCCATGAAACAACGTGGCGGATCAAGAAAAGGTGCTGGTAGGAAGAAAATCAGCGAACAGGGAAGGACTATCCGAGCAAGGGTAGCTCCTATCCATGAGCAAGCATTGACCTTGGCAGGTAATGGAAGTCTGTCAGAAGGTATCCGCAGATTGGCAGAGAAACATTGGAGATTGATTCATGGAGAGCCAGATAGACCCAAACAAAGCAATTCAATATTTGATCGACACCGCACCCTTGTACGCCCAAGCGAAAGCAGACCGCCTGTACTTGGAGGAGTTCAGAAAGTCCAAGAAGGCTCACCTGATGAGCCAAGCAGGGACGGAAGTTCTGGGTAAGCAAGAAACCTTTGCCTATGCCCATGAAGAGTACATCCAAGTTCTTGAGGGAATCAAGGCTGCCGTGGAAAAGGAAGAGAAGTACCGCTGGCTGATGACTGCTGCCCAAGCACGAATTGAAGTCTGGAAGACCAACCAGTATTCAGCAAGGATGGAAATCAGGGCTACTCAATGAACAACAAACTGAGCGCAAAGGAAAGACTACACCTAGCAAGGGTGAAGATGCTTCCCTGTTCAGTATGTGATAAATCAGGACCCTCAGAAGCCCACCATTACAAACAAGGTCTTCAATATACCTGTATAGCATTATGTCAAGATTGCCATACTAATTCAGTATTAGGCTGGCATGGACAAAAGAGAATGTGGCATATTAAGAAAATGGACGAGATTGATGCCTTAAATAATACGATTAAACGATTATTTGATACCCAGTCTGAAAATAATAATGCTTTCTAATTTCAAAAGTTTCAAAAACTTTGAACTTCTAAAAATTGGTTAACTTGAGTTTCTAAAAAGTAAATGCGACTTTTTTGTAAAACACGATTTATTAGGGTAAACCCTTAGTTTTTTGTAAGTTAGCACTCACTTCGTAAAAAGTGAAAGTTAGCACTCACTTCGCTAAACATAAAAACAGCGCATGAGACACAATGCAATGATGCACCTAGAAGGCCATTAAAACACGTTTTGAGCCGTTTTTTTGGTCAATGTATAGCTACTATGCTTGAAGCCATGAAAAGCGATTCTAGGCGGTTTAAAAGAATCTCTATGATGTGAGCGCTCACTTCGCAAACACTTTCAAAAAAACCCTGATTTTTACGTCAGGGAATTTTTAAAAGTACTCAGAGAGTATCGGCAAGCAGCCAAACCTCATCAAAATATTTGTAAACCCATTCTGAGTTATCAAATGGTTTGATTGTCAAATATGCTTTGCAATTTATCTGACAAGCAGAGATTTTAATAACTTCGCCTAGTTTTGCAGGGTCACAATCATAAGCAATGATGCTGCCAATTTTCATGGTTTTCCCCTTTTTATGCTGCTTTTTGTTGAACGTGCATGAAGTCAGAATTCAAACCCTGATAGATGCCTGGATCATTTCTCATTGGCATCACCACTACTAGGGCATCGTTTCTATTCATGTGAACAACACCAGAATCATCACCCCTTGTATGCAATGGATAGCAAATGTCCTTTTTGCTGCCGTAATACATTGCCAGAGCTTCATTTGCTGTTGACAAGTACTCAGGACGAAAATAAGAGGGTTTTTGTTCTGGGAATGAGTCACGGGCAGGAACTACCCTAGAAACATCAGGAAACCTTGCGTCAATGGCTTGGAAACGGGAATTTCCTAAAACGTAATAGCCTTTGGGCATTGAATCAATGGTTTCTAGCATCACCACTTCTGCCTTTTTATCCATTGCTTTGATAACGTCTGAGGGAATGATTAGATCAAACCCTAGAGCTTCTGGTGCTTCTATCATTTCAATGGGGCATTGACCCGCAAAAAGAATGTGCCCGTTTGTGCCGTAGACCATTGCAACTTCTGGGTGATTGATGGAAACACAAACGCCCTGCAGATAGTAGCGAATGTCCTTTTTTGCAGCACAAAGCAAAGCAGCACGTAAAACAGAGGTTTTGAGGGTAATTTTCATGTGAACACCTATTGAGTTTGAAACCTAGGGACATCCTAGGACAATAGACCCTGATTCAAGGTCTATCATTCTAAAATTTCAGTTTACTAGATCAAAATAATGATGTATTCCATCATCATCTTTAAACCTAATTGGGTCTAATGCTTCATTTATTACGTCATCCAAACATTCAGTCATTGACCCGTCGCCAAATTCACTGCCCAAATAAATAGCATTTTTTGGGATGGCATCGTAATTATTTAAAGTTTTCATGTAACACCTATAAAAAAAGAACTTATTTGACCAAAACGTCAAAATAAGCAAGTAACCCAATGCAAAGCAATGAAGCAATGACAATGGCAGCGAATAGGTCTAAAAGAGTGTTTTTCATGCTGCCACCTCTTGTTTTGCTACTTCACTGATAAGCCACTGAATGTCAGAATCTGGAAAATCTGAGCAGTCGATCTCCCCTAATACGTGGTGAGGTGGATTAATGTTGCTGTAAAGCCCTAAGACCTCAAATTGACGCCCGTACATTAGGACTATCTGTAAACGCGCTATATCAGCCGTTTTGGCCGTTGCTCGAGCATGTTCTACTCTACCCGTTGTTTTGTTTATCAGTTGATATTCAAATTGCTTCATGTTGACACCTATTGAGTTGATAAAAAGAGAGAGCATTTTTTCGACCCTCTCACATATATAGCGCGAAAGAATCGTGCCAGTTCTTGTAAGTTGTTGATTCCATTGACCACTCCAAAACCCTATCAGTAGAAACCCTTAGAACATAGGTTTACAGTTTGAATTTGTAGCTACACTTAGAAAAGAAAAGAAAGGGGAAACCCATTACAAGGGCTTTACTTCTAGTAAGGGATATACAAGGGGATTACATAAGGAACATAAGGGATAGGACAAGCGATAGATCATTGATAGACATAGACCAAAGAGAACATAGAGAAACCTTTTAGACACCGACAATCACCAACCCTATGCGCTGGTGAGACAAACTATGCAAAATCCGCATAACCTTGGATCTAAGGGTTTACCCTATGCTGTACGTATGCACAGTGCTGTATGCCTTGACAGTAGGGTTTACCCTATTAGGGTTTCTACCTAGTGGTTTACCCTTAAGGGTTAGTACGTAAGGGTAGGGTTTACCCCCCCCCATGAGTAAAAGTGAGGGGGTGCTGTGGCAGGGGACAATGACACATATCGGCACACATAAACACACATCAATCTCACAATCAATCTATACACCCCCACCTCTTATCAAATCAGCAAAGACAGTCCTTCCAAAAAATTTTTTATAGTTTAGAATTTGTAGACATTAAATCAAGGAGTAGATATGGCTGGTTTCCCGATGAGGAGAGCGTTGGAGAAGAAGATAGAGGAGCTAGGAGGCATTGAGTTCGTTACTGCACACATCTCACAAGGAATGACCATTGGACGCTTGGCAGAGTTCATAGAGTGTTCTAGGCCTATGCTTTCTTTCTGGATAAACCATACTGATGAAAGAAGGGATGCAGTCCTTGCTGCACGTAAGCTAAAGGCTGAGAAACTGGCAGAAGAGGCTTTAGAGATTGCTGATGAAGCAGATGAGACTTCTAACTCAGGAGTGAACAAAGCCAGGTTGCAGGTAGATACCCGTAAGTGGATGGCCTCTAAGTTAGACCCTGAGAACTACGGAGATACTGCTAAAACCCAAGTTAATATCTCTTTGGGTGATCTGCACCTCCAAGCTTTAAAGCACATGGGTAAGGCTGAAGTGATCGAAAACAATGGCTAATAACCCATTTATCCAGTTCATTACTCTATACAGAAATGATCCTACTTTGTTCGTTAAAGAGGTTCTTGGAGTAGAGCCTGATGATTGGCAAAAGGACTTTCTCAATGCTGTAGCCACTGGTGAACGTAAGATATCTATTCGTTCTGGTCACGGAGTGGGTAAGTCAACCACCGCTTCTTGGGCAATGCTTTGGTTCTTGTTGACCAGATATCCCGTCAAAGTCGTGGTCACTGCCCCTACTTCTGCCCAACTATATGACGCTTTGTTTGCCGAGCTAAAGAGATGGGTCAAAGAACTGCCCAAACCTATCCAAGACCTACTTGATGTCAAACAAGAAAGAATTGAGCTAAAGGCTTCCGCTACCGAGGCTTTTATTTCTGCTCGAACATCTAGGGCTGAACAACCCGAAGCTCTCCAAGGTGTCCACTCTGATAACGTCATGCTAGTTGCAGATGAGGCTTCTGGTGTCCCAGAGGCGGTATTTGAGGCCGCTGCAGGTTCTATGTCTGGTCATAACGCTTTGACCATACTTCTAGGCAATCCAGTACGCTCTTCTGGCTTCTTCTTTGACACACATAATCGTTTAAAGGATGAATGGTGGACAAGGCGGGTATCCTGTCTGGACTCTACCCGAGTTAGTAACGAATATGTAGACGACATGAAATCCCGCTATGGTGAGGAAAGTAATGCCTATCGGATCAGGGTTCTTGGTGAATTTCCAAGGAGTGATGATGACACAATTATCCCTATGGAACTACTTGAGTCTGCCAAACATAGAGACACCAGAGCCTATGAAGACGCTCCGATTGTCTGGGGATTGGATGTGGCTAGGTTCGGCTCTGACTCGTCAGTTCTGTGTAAGCGTCAATCCAATGTGGTTCATACACTAGAGCGTTGGAGAAACCTAGACCTGATGCAGTTAACAGGTGCAGTGGTGGCTCAGTACGAAGCCTGTGACCATAAGACTAGACCCACAGAGATTCTGGTTGACTCTATTGGCCTTGGAGCTGGTGTTGTTGACAGACTCAGAGAGTTAAAACTACCCGCCCGTGGGATTAACGTGTCAGAAAGTCCTGCTATGGGCGGTACTTATTTGAACTTAAGGGCTGAGTTATGGCATAAAACCAAAGTTTGGTTAGAGAAACGGGACTGCAAGATACCCAATAATGAGGATTTCATTGCTGAACTGGCGACTGTCAGGTACACATTTACATCTAACGGCAAGATAAAAATTGAGTCCAAGGACGATATTAGAAGACGGGGATTGAAATCTCCTGACATGGCTGACGCTTTTGTGTTGACATTTGCCTCCGATGCCGCCACCATCTCTTGGGGATCTAATCTTTCTTGGGGCAAACCGATTAAAAGGTTGATTCGAGGATTGGTCTGATTGCCGTTGCCATTTAGAGCCGCCTTAAGCAAGTGGCTCTTTTTTTTATTTATGGTAGTATCACGAAACCTATATTGGAGATTCATATGAAAATGGATGCAGCCGCCAAGAAAATTGGCAAGGTCATGGGTGAATTCAAAGACAAGAAGTTGCACTCTGGCAAGGGTGGACCTGTCGTTAAAAACCCGAAACAAGCAATCGCTATTGCAATTTCCGAATCCAAGCGGAAGAAAAAGTAATTAACTAATCAAAGGATAAATCATGGCCTTCTTAACTAGAGACAGTAATGGTAATTTGCTCAACGTCTGTAAAACTGGAACAACCCAAGTTTTAACAGTAGCCAATACAACTGCCGCAAGTTCCGCATTTGCTGCTACAACAACCCATGTTCGAGTTGCTGTTTCACTAGGCCATTGCCATATATCCTTTGGATCTGCCCCAACAGCTAATCTGACAACAAGCATTATGATGCCAAACAATCACGTAGAAGTCTTTGCGGTATCTTCTGGCGACAAAATTGCCGTTATTAAAGACTCTGGCGTTACATCATCAACATTAAGCGTTACAGAGTTGTAATATGAAGCAAGGTTTATACGCAAACATTCATGCCAAGCAAGAGCGTATCAAAGCTGGCTCTAAAGAAAAGATGCGTCCAGTAGGTAGCAAAGGCGCACCTACTGCCAAGGACTTTAAACAAGCAGCCAAGACTGCTAAAAAGAAATGATTAAGCGTGGTTCAGAAGAATTCTCTGGCTATAACAAGCCTAAGAAGACTCCTAGCCACCCTGAGAAAAGCCATGCTGTATTGGCTAAGTCTGGTGACAAAGTAAAGTTAATTCGTTTTGGTCAACAAGGTGTTTCTGGTAGTCCTGATGGATCTAAAAGAAACGAAGCGTTCAAAGCCCGTCATGCTCAGAACATTGCCAAAGGCAAAATGAGTGCAGCGTATTGGGCTAACAAAGTAAAATGGTAAACACATGAAATGCCCTATTGCCACTTATGACATCAAAGTCAACCTAAAAGCCCGTGATTGGGCATTTAAGAACGTAGGTTATGGTCCTGCTAATCCAGAGGAAGACAACATTGACTTCTGGATGAAGAGAGCAGATGAGTGGCAAACTCCTGTTGAAGAAGCCCAAGGTATGCGTTGTGGTAATTGCGCTGCCTTTATCCAGACTCCTGAGATGCTTGACTGTATCCTAAAAGGTATAGATGAAGAGACTGATGGATATGCTAAAGATGTACAGGGTGCGGCTAATCTAGGCTACTGTGAACTGTTTGACTTTAAGTGTGCAGGTAATCGCACCTGTTCAGCATGGCTATCTGGTGGCCCTATCACTAAAAAAATGAGCAAGGGTCAATCTAATATGTTGATGATGGCTAAGACTGAATACGATATGGAAGATGAGGAAGATTAAATGGAAGCCTTATTAGCATCATTTCTTGAGTCACTAATGCCAGCCGCTGTAGGTGGATCAGAAGCAGTGATGGGTGGCGGTGCTGCCCCAATGTCTTTTGGTGACACTCTTGGTGGATTTGCACAAAACCAAATAAACCAACAAATGGCTCCTGCAATGGAAGCCTATAAAGGTTTTACAAATCCCAATGCAACTATGGGTGATATGGCTAACTCAGCCTTCAAATATTCATTCAATCCTAAAGAAGATGAAAAAGCACTTATGTCTCCACAAATGGGTAACACCTATGGTGGTATGGCTAGCAATTACGTTGGTGGCATCCCTTCTCTATTACAAAATACTAATTCTGGAATCCTCCCTTATATCGGTTCACGATAAGGAAATATATGACTAATGAAAACCCCATGTTGATGGCTGAAACCTTGCAAGGCCAAATGCAAGAAGATGAGGTAATGTCAGAAGAAGAACTGCAAGGCGTTATCTCTGCTGAAATAAATGATGCTATTTCTTTCATAGATGACGACATTGGTGGTAATCGTGCATTAGCTACTGCTTACTACTATGGCGCACCTTTTGGTGACGAAGAAGAAGGCCGTTCACAAGTAGTATCAATGGATGTACGGGATACAGTACAAGGTATCCTGCCAAGCTTAATGCGTATCTTTTTTGGTCCAGAGCGTGTGGTTGAATTTACCCCCCAAGGACCAGAAGATGTAGCCAATGCTGAACAAGCTACAGACTACATAGACTTCATTTTTAAGCGGGATAATCCTGGCTTTAAGATTCTTCACTCTGCTTTTAAAGACGCTTTAGTACGAAAATGTGGAATCGTTAAATATTATTGGGATGAGTCCGTAGAAGTCAAAGCTGAATCATTCTCTATGCTTGATGAGCAAAGCATGATGATGTTGACAGAAGATCCAGACGTTGAGATCTCTGCGGTGCGTGAGTATCCAGTGCCTGGTACTGAGCCTACTAATGAAGCTCAAGGCATTATGACTCCACCTCCCATGATGTACGATGTGGAGATCAAGCGAAGAATTAAATCTGGCAAAGTAAAGATTGAAGCTCTGCCTCCAGAAGAGTTCCTGATTGACCGAAGAGCTAAATCTATTGATGAAGCTACTTTTGTAGGCCACAGGACTATGAAGACTGTTTCTGATCTAGTCGCTATGGGTTATGACTACGATGAGATGGTTGAAGTTGCTGGTAATGGCAATGACTTTGACAACAATGATGAATACATTGCACGTAACCCGTTTGCTGTAATCAGTACCGCCAACAATGGTGATCCATCAAGCAAGAGTGTTCTCTATATTGAAGGCTACTTAAAGGTAGACTTTGATGGAGATGGCATTGCTGAAATGCGTAGAGTATGTACTGTAGGCACAGGCAACAAGGTTCTGCGTAATGAGATTGTTGATGACCGCCAGTTTGCAGACTTCTGCCCAGATCCAGAACCCCATACCTTTTTTGGTATGTGTCCTGCTGACGTAGTGATGGACATTCAGCGTATTAAGTCTAATGTCCAACGTGGCATCTTGGACTCTTTGGCTCAGTCTATCCATCCTCGCACAGCTATTGTTGAGGGTCAGGCCAACATGGAAGATGTGTTGAATACCGAAGTTGGTGCTGTTATTCGCATGAGAGCACCAGGAATGGTTCAGCCATTTACAACTCCATTTGTTGGTCAAGCGGCTTTCCCAATGCTTGACTACTTGGATGACATTAAACAGACCCGTACAGGCATTTCCAAGGCCGCTTCTGGCCTAGATGCAGATGCTCTACAGAGCACTACTAAAGCCGCAGTATCCGCAACAGTCAATGCCGCCCATCAGCACATTGAGATGATTGCTCGTATCTTTGCTGAAACTGGTTTGCGTAAGTTGTTTACTGGCATCTTGAAGTTGGTAGTCGAGAATCAAGATCGTGCTCGTATGGTTCGTTTGCGTAATACATTCGTGCCAATTGACCCCCGTTCATGGGATTCCAAGATGGATGTAACAGTTAATGTAGGTGTTGGTGATGGCACTATTGAAGACCGAATTAATATTCTAAATCAAGTTGCTATGCGTCAGGAAATGTTGATTAAAGAAACAGGTGCTAATAATCCTGTTGTATCAATACCACAATATACAAATACATTAACTAAGTTATTGCAACTGGCTGGTATTAAGGATTCACAGAATTACTTTAACCAGTTACCTGCTGATTTCCAATTACCTCAACCAGAGGCTCCAAAGCCTACTCCAGAGGAAATGCTGGCTCAAGTACAGGCTCAAGCTATTCAAGCTGATATTCAAAAGAAAGCCGCTGAACTACAGTTAGATCGTGAAAAAATGATTATGGCTGATGATAGAGAGCGTGATCGTATTGAGCAAGATGGTATTTTGCGTAGATATGAGCTAGAATTGAAATATGGTGTACAAATTCAAAGTGCGGAAATAGAAGCCGCCATGAATAAAGACCGAGAACTAATCCGTCAACAGGCTGCAATGAGTAATCAACAGCCCCAACCAATGATGTAAATGGACGATCTAGAAATTAACCTCGCAAGAGGAGACAGAGCTAAGTTACTTTTAGAAGATGAACTTCTGAATGAAATGCTTAAGCGAATAGAAGATGACTGTTATCGTGAGATACGTTCTTCCAAACTAATGGAAGGACCAGTTAGAGAGCAAGCTTACTTGCTTCTGACAACAGTTGATATTCTGAGAGCTAAGTTACGTTCTGTTATGGATACGGGCAAGATGGCAGAAGTTGCCCTTGTTCGCAGACGGGGTAGACCCCCAAACAAATGATTGTTAAACTAAGAGGTAAATATGTCCGATAACGCAAATGCAGTCGGTTCGATTACAGTAAACCAAGCAGCGCAAAGCTTTGCTTCCATGCTAGACACTCAAGAGGGTGTTGACACTGGTGCAGAGGCGCAACCAGAGGAGGAGCAATCCGAATCTGAGTCTGAGGAAGTGGAATCTGCGGAATTGCAAGAAGAAGCAGAGGAACCTTCCGAGGAAGTAGAAGGCCAAGAAGAGGAAGCTGAAGAAGAAGCTCCAAGGGATGAGAAGTTTGTCGTCAAAGTTGATGGCAAAGAAATCGAAGTCCCGAAGGAAGAACTGATCCGAGGCTACCAACGTGAAGCTGACTACACACGGAAAACGCAGAAACTAGCAGAAGAGCGCAAATTAGTCGAGTCTGAGTTTCAGCAAGTACGTGCAGAGCGTGAATATTATTCACAGTCAATAGGACAATTACAGCAGAAATTGCAGGAGTTAGAGCCGCAAGAGCCTGATTGGAACCGATTAGAAGTTGAAGACCCAACTGAATATGCCCGTCAATGGACATCACATCAGCGTAGGCAACAACAGAGATATGCGGTTCAAGCAGAGCAAGAGCGTATCAATCAAATGCGTCAAGCTGAAAGCCAAAAGCAGATACGAGATGTTTTAGCGCAGGAAACTGCGGTATTGAAAGAGAAGATCCCAGAGTGGAATTCTCCAGAGAAAGCTAAAGCAGAAGGTAAAGCTTTGTTGGAATATGGTCAGAATTTGGGCTTTACCGAGCAGGAACTGAACAGCATTAGCGATTCACGGGCATTACTAGCACTCCATAAGGCGTGGAAGTATGACCAGATGATGAGCAAGCGTCCAGAATTCCAAGCGAAGATTAAGAAAGCACCAAAGATGGTCAGTTCTGGTTCAGCGGGTAGCGTAAGTTCTAAGTCGAGTGATATAAATAACGCAAAAAAACGTCTTGCACAAACTGGAAGCGTCAGAGATGCCGCATCCCTTTTCGAGAAATTTATTTAAGGACCTATCATGGCTGCTATTACAAACACGTACACCCGATTTGACGCTAAAGGCGTTCGGGAAGATCTTTCGAATGTTATCTATCAGATTTCACCAGAAGAAACTCCATTTATGAGCAATGTTGGTCGTGAAAACGTATCCAACACATTCTACGAATGGCAAACAGATGATCTGGCTGCTGCCAGCACAACCAATGCACAGATTGAAGGCGATGACATCACTTCTTTCACAGCAGTTACAGCTACAGTTCGTTTGGGTAACTACACCCAGATTAGCCGTAAGGATGTAATCATTGCTGGTACTTTGGAAGCTGTTGACAAAGCAGGCCGTCGCTCAGAATTGAGCTACCAAATGGCTAAAAAATCTGCGGAAATTAAGCGTGATATGTGTTCCACAATGTTGGCTAACCAAGCCGCCACTGCTGGTTCTACATCTGCTGCCCGTAAGACTGCTGGCTTGTTGGCCTTCTTGAAGACCAATACAAACGAAGGTACTGGTGGTGGTGATCCTTCATACACTACTATCCCTGATGCGGCTCGTACAGATGCCACAACAACTAACTTGCGTTCATTCAGCGAAGCATTGCTGAAAGACGTAATTCAGAAGGTGTGGACAGAAGGCGGCTCACCAACTATCGTTATGGCTGGTCCTGTTAACAAGCAGAACTTGTCTAAGATGGCTGGTATCGCTTCTAGCCGTTTCAACATCAATGGTGGTGCTAAACCCGCTACTTTGATTGGCGCAGCAGATATTTATGTTTCCGATTTCGGTAACGTGAGTATTGTTCCTAACCGCTTCCAACGTGAGCGTGATGTTTTCGTGCTTGATCCTGAGTACGCATCAGTTGCTTATCTGCGTCCTTTCCAGACAGTTGAACTGGCTAAGACAGGTGATGCCGAGAAGCGTATGCTCTTGTGTGAGTGGGGCTTGAAGATCAAGAATGAGAAAGCTCATGGCGCAGTCTATGACTTGAACTCAACAATTCAGACCTAATCTGAAGACAAAGGGGTGGGCTAATAACCCACCCTTTTTTTTATATGCACACAAAACTATTTGACATAAATACTGAAACTGGTACTCGCAAGATGTGGCATTACGATGCCGAGAAAGACGAAGCTACCATTGAGACAATTATTGATGCGACTCAGATAGTCTCTGACAACAAAGAACGATTTAATTCGTTTGATGAACGGGCTAATTGGAATGGAGATATGCACCATGTGGCATCTATTCCTATGGCATTGTTTTATCAGATGAAAGCCGAAGGCAAACTTGATGACCAAGCATACATGAAGCGTTGGCTAAATTCACCTGAAAATCGTGCATTTCGCACAAGACCTGGAGAAGTTTAATGGATAGTAAGACCATTGGGATATTAGTCCCAACACGGGACTTTGTTAATTCTGGATTTGCTTTTGATTTAGCTAGGCTAGTTGGATTTACTGTAGGTACAACAAATCACAAAGTAGTGATCTACACTAGCTCTGGCACATTGTTGTCAGCACAACGTCAGGATTTGGCTAGGGATGCAGTAGCGGCTGAATGTACGCATACCCTATGGTTAGACAGTGATATGAGGTTTCCAAAGGATTCCATCATTCGTTTACTGAAACACGATACAGGTATTGTCTGTGGAAACTATGCCAAACGTAGATTTCCAACTGAGCCTATTGCGGTAAAGAAAAATACCCCAGATATGGATGCAACATTTATCAATCGGGTATATACTGACGATGATTCAACAGGACTTGTTGACGTAGACTACTGCGGGATGGGCGTAATGCTTGTCAAATCCGAAGTCTATAAATCTATGGAATATCCTTGGTTTGCTATCCCTTGGGTTCCTGCTGCGGAAGACTACATCGGTGAAGATGTATGGTTTTGCCGTAGAGCCGCCCAGAATGGGCATAAAACATATGTGGATCAAGATCTTTCTAAGGAGATCTTCCATATTGGAACATTTGAGTTCAAACATGAGCATACACTAGCGTGTAGGGATGTAGAAAATGGCACTTGATACTTATAGTGGACTGAAGACAGGAATTGCTGATTATTTAAATCGGGATGACCTGACTTCTATTATCCCGTCTTTTATTACTTTGGCAGAAGCAAAATTTAATCGTAAATTGCGTGTTCGTCAGATGATAAAGAGGGCTACTGCCACTTTAGATACTCAATACTTTGCATTTCCTTCAGACTTTTTACAGGCCAAAGAGTTCCAGTTAAATACGAATCCTATTACGTATTTGCAGTATGTTACCCAGAATCAGGGTGACTATGGTTCTGCCAATCAGTTCATTTCTGCAGGAAAACCTCAGTTTTATACAATTATTGGAACTCAGATTGAAGTAATCCCAACTCCTGATGCTAGTTACACAGGGGAACTTACCTATTATGGTAAGATTACTGCGTTGAGTGATTCAAACACAAGCAACTGGCTTCTTGCTTATGCCCCAGACTTGTACTTATATGGTGCATTGGTTGAGGCAACTCCATATGTGAAAGATGATGAGCGTCTTGCC